ATTCTGGATAGTTATATGTTGTTACTAATCGGCCGTCCACCATAGTATTTGATGGAACTCCTTTAAACCAATTTAATTGAAAAGACCCATCTGAGTTTGTAGTTATTGAGATGTTGCAATTAACAAAATCGTTTTTAAATGGTCTAACATAAAATTTCATATCTATTTCCTTGATTAACAATTACAATTACAATTACCGACCATACTGCCCATATAGTTACCATTTATATCGTAGTAGTATAACGCCAATGCCATACCACTGCCACCCCAGGTAAAATGATTACCTGTTTCACCTATTCTTGCATGAGTCGGTGATTGGGCAGTTAGGGTGGTATACCCACTGTCATTTGTAAAGGTACTGACATTAGTTGGTGTTTTTGTGCTTTGTGTAGTACCATCACCAAATGTAATCGTTCCGTTTCCTAATGTTGCGCTCATAGTTTAATTAGCAATTACAGTTGCAATTAGCCCCTCCACCCCAAATATTATTATTATTAATATCAGACAAATATAGTGTAAGCCCATAACCCCAAGACCCTTGAAAACTACCTACTGACTGTGCTTTTGTTGCGTAAGTTGCTGCTACATTACTCGGCGTTAGATATCCGCTGTCGTTAGTAAAGGCACTGACATTGGCTGGCGTTGCTGTAGTTTGCACAGTACCGTCCCCGAATGTTATTGTTCCATTTCCTAAGGTTTCGCTCATAATTTAATGTTCTCTTTAACAATTACAGTTACAATTCCACGGACCTGCTGTGCCTAGATAAGCGCCAGATATACTATAATAATACAATACGCCATTACGACTTGCACTACCAGTGACTGAATGTATAGAATTAGGTATTGTCGACCATGTTGCAGCAGCCAAGCTCGGTATTAGGTAAGAACTATCATTAGTGAAAGCACTAACATTAGTTGGTGTTTTTGTTGTTTGGACAGTTCCATCACCAAATGTAACTATTCCATTTCCTAATATTGTTGCCATTGTGTAATCCTATACATTATACTTTATTTATAATCAAATTATGTTGTAGCACCATAAAATTGATTTAAATTTATTGTGCCAGAAGTAGGTATAGATGCATTTGTAACGACATTAGGAACAATTGAACCGTCCCTATAAAAGTTTGCAAATGAAATATTTGTATTGGAAAGACCATATTCTACAGCAAGAGATGCAAAATCTATTTTTCCTGATACTTGAATAGGCATTTTTATTTACCTTTCAATTCATCTACTTCTGCTTTCAATTCTTTAACTGCTTCAACAAGTAGAGCAACAATCCGGTCGTATTTGATAGCTTTATATCCATCATTTGTTGTTGCAACAATTTCTGGAAGAATTTCTTCCACTTCTTGAGCAATAAGACCAACATCATGTTTTCTTATAAAATAACCATCTTCACCACCATGGTCTTCAATATATTTGTCAGTCCAATCATAAGTTACACCATTAATTTTTTTAAGCTTATCTAATGGATTTACAATGTTAATAATATTTTCTTTTAGTCGTTTATCTGATGAATAGAAAGCAGTAATATTATTTATAGCACGAATTTCACCAATAGTACCTGATTGAAGAGTACCAACACCTAATGAATATATTCTAGCATTTGCAGATGTTGTTTGGCCTATTGCTACATTATCTAATGTACCACCAGTAATTGTACCACCAGTAATATTGACTGCACTAGAGTTTTGTGTAGACATAGTTCCTAATGAACCTGTAGCACTAGTTATGGCTGTTGTTACAAACCCTGTTGTAGCAATCATTGTATTGGATGTACCAGTTGCTGGAGTAGCTGATGTTGGCGCACCTGTAAATGAAGGAGATGGTTGTATTTGTGATGAAGTGATGTAACCAGCTATTTGTGTATTAGCTACTGATGATACCTGAGCAGGAGTTATCGCACCATTAAATGTTGTACCATTAATTGATATCGAAGGTGTAGAAATTAAACCTGAAGATACTAAAGTTAAACTCGTATTTTGTAAGTATAATTGGCCGCCAATGATACCATTATTTTGAATATAAGTTGAATTAGCGGAACCTAATGATTGGAAATAACCATAGGAAATAGTATTACCAGCAAGTTGAAGGCCTAATTGAGTTGAATCTAGATATAATGCACCTGTAGGTTTATGCCAGTTACCATAGCCAATAGCATCCACTTCGTTACTAAGTAAATTGGTTGTAACTAACCAGTCACCAAAGGTGTTTGCGTAACTTAATGCTGATACAGTATTTGCCATTTATTAAATATTGTCCTTTTTGTCCAGTAAATGTAATAAGAGTTGTTTAATATCTTGTAATTCAGTTTTAACAGAATCAATTTCAGATTGAAGTTTATTCACTTCTTGTTTTTGTGCTTGTATCATTCTAACTTTTGCAAAATATTCATTCTTAGCATGCTCATCAACATTCAGAATAGCATTAGATTCCGTGTCTCTTACATAAGGAACATTTTCTACTTTAACATACATATTAAATATATGTTCCTGATGGTAATGCTATTGCACGAACATCTGATAAGAATGGCACTTGTGTTGGGTCTTGTGCAACCATAACTAATTTAATTTGAAACTGAATAAAGTTAGTGTAAGTTGAACCGTTTGTGCTAGTATATTGAATATTATTATTAGCTGCACCTGAATAGTAACCAGTCACATTAGTGTTTGCACTAGGAATACCAGGAGCAAATTCGTATTCAATTAAGTTTGTTCTATTTGTTGAATAAGTATTTAATTGAGATATTTGAACCATTGGTTGCCAGTTTTGGTTATCAAGTGATGATGTATCAGAAGAACTTAATATTCTATAATAAACATAAACATCAGCACCTAAAGGTTTGTAAGCAGTATACCAAACTCTCAAGTCACCAGAATCATTACCTGCATTTAAGATAACTTTCTTGGTAATATATTTTGCTAAACCGTTACCACCAGTATATGAAGTTTCACCTGAGAACTGAATAACAGCATTTGAATTACCACCACGAGTTGTTGGATCATTGATAGTAATTGTAGGTGTTTTAATATAACCAGAACCTGGATATGTTACATATACAGATGTAATATTACCTGTGTTTGCATTAGCAGTAAATGCAAGAACAGCTGTATTAGTACCAATATCAGGTGGAGAAATAGTAATTGTGCCTAAGTTAGCAGTATTACCATTATATCCAGAACCTGTGTTAGCAATTTGTATACAGTTGTTAGTAATATTTAAATTATTAATATGATAAGTTATATTGTATAATGATAAGCCGTCATCAGAAATAACAGGACTTACATTAGGATCAGATGAACTTAATGTTGCATATAATCCAAATGAATTGTTTTGTGTATTCAGTAATACTCTTTCACCCAAGCCATCATTAAGATAGGTGTTATCTGGTGAAGGAGTTCCATATCTTCCAGGTGTTATTGGTTTTAATGCTGTTGTAGTAAAACCATTATAGAGTGTTGTATAATATGAGTAATTAATATTTGTTAATGAAGGAATAAAGTCTGTAGTAGAAACATTTATTGCATCCATTGGAACACTTGGTGAGAAATAACTGTTCATATTAGGAATAGCAGTAGGATTTGTTTTGCTTAATATATCATATCTACTGTATTTTCTGTATGGTAAATTATATGGAACGGTAAATGGTATTGTTGGTGTAACACTTGTATTGAATACGCATTTATCAATAATAAACATTAAGTCTTTAGTTTGATCAGCAGTCCATGTAATTGAGTTTTGTGTTTCAAATAATGCACCAACATAAGGAGCAGCTCCAATTTTTGTTACACCAGTTGATGGAACAGCTGTTGCATTTTGTTGTGCAAGATATACTTGATATTCAGTTGAGTTAGAACGTAATACCATTGCATATAATGTATTAGGTTGAATATAAACTGGTGCAGAGAATGTAAATGTTGTCCATGTAGCTGCGTTAGCTGCACTAGGAACAGAAGATACATTAACTTGTTGTGGTTGTAAAACAACAGTTGAGTGGTCTAATGTTTGTCCATTAGGAACACCATTTTGTGTACCAACAATTGATAATTGAATTGGCACATTTGTATATGGTTTTGAATAGAAGAATAATTTAACTGAACTTAAAAATACACCATTTGGATAAGTATTTTTATCAACAATAAATGATTGTGCTATCGGATCAACATTGTATTTTTGTGTATTTGTAGAATTTTGAACAACTGTATTATTGTTATTATTAACAGGTGTAACAGGTATAACTGATGAGTCTACAGAAGATGAATAATCAGCGTTTGTAACTGTAGCGTGAACTGTACCTGCATAGAATGTTGCTTCGGCCCAAGTTGTTGCTGAACCTGGATCAGATGCTACTGTTCTATTATCTACTCTGAATACTCTATCTCCAATATAGAATTGTGAACCTGGACAATTAAATACGCCAGCAAATACACCACTTTCATTTGTTGATAATTGTGATAATGTATTTCCTTGTGCAATAGCGCCTGCTACAGAGTAAGCTGTTCCTTGTATTGTGTATTGAGAAGGAATAGGTCCATATTGTTGATTTACTCCTAATGAAACACCCACACCATTGCTAAGTGTTGCTGTTCTAGTTGCTCCATCATATCCTAAAACTGTTGCGGTATATGTTTGAGTAGCAGCAAGATAGATACCGCCCGTATATGACGGACCAGTTAATGCATTACCATAAAATGTTTGAACAGCACTAGCAAGATAAGCTGCTTTGGCTGCATTATATCTATTTACATTAGCTGCATCACCGTCACCAGATAATGGTGGGTATGGTGGAATATAAAGAGCACCATAATTATATGCATAAACATAAGTTGATTTAACACTAATAGTTGAGTTAGCATAAAAACCCGAAACATTAGAAGCATTTTTATCTAATGAAATAGTATTTGCGCTAAGATAGTATGCACCGCCACCAGGTAAATAAGTGATAGAATTATTAGAAGCACTTATTGATGTTGGTGTTAATGTATCCCAAACAACATTATTATAAGCAGCACTTGAAGGAATATTATTTTGAATTGTAATTGCAATTGCAGAAATACCACCAGCACTTACTGCATTCCAAGTTATATTATGTAAACCAGCAGTAAGTGTAACTGTTGTTGTTGCTGGTGTTGTAATTGAACCTACGCCTGGAGACAATACAGCAACACCATCAATATAAATTGTTGCACTACTATGAACTGAAGCAGTTATTAAATAACTACCTGCTTGCGAAGCATTAAATGAATAAGGGGCATTTAATCCTGTTGCTGTAGTATTATATGAACCAGAAGCATTTTGGTCACCCCAAATTCCATAGAAGTTTAAGAAATTACTATATGAAGAATTTGTTGGTGCTTTATATGTTTGAACTGTTGTACCATTTGCTGAGTAACGACCTATACCAGTAACAGAGCCTGAACTATGTAGAGATATGATAGAGTTACCTTTAAATACAACGGTACCTGAAGCTGTATTAGAATTTAATACATAGTTTCCGTTTTGGTCGTAAGTTGCGTTAATTAAAGTTGTTGTTGGAACATTGGTTGGTATATTAACCAAATCAGCAACATACAATCTTGAATTAGATGTGTTAGCATAGTTGTGTGAAGTAACAATTCTAGCAACTGGATAAAATGTATTAGCACTTGCATAATAGAAACCAACAATTTGGTTATCCAAGAATGTACCAGAAACATTTGTTAATTCAATTGTGTTAGGTGCGCTAATATATTGATTAACATTTTGTCCGTCAAACCAGCATTGAACTGGTGTATTAACCAACATATTTTGTGCTTTAACAATAAGCTCTTGTGGTCTAATATATGGTAATACACTAACATTTGTTACAAATCCATTATTAACCAATAAAGCTGATGATGTTGTAGTTGTTGGAGTTTGTGCAAGACCAACTAATTGATTAGAGAATATTTGATTATTTGCAGCAGCTGTAACAATACCTTGAGTGGATGTTACTGTTGAAGATGTACCAACTAATGATTGGAAATCTCCAGCAAAAATTGCAGTAAGGCCACCATTAGGAACTTGTGTGAACTGTAATGATGGATCGTTACTTAATAAAGCAGGTATTTCTTGTGTTGTTACCCAATTATCCATAGGTGGAACAAGAGATGCAACACCTCCTTGTGTAATGACAGAGAAAGGATTTACACTTATAGTATTACTTGCTAGTGGTTGAGATATTACATTAGCAGTCGTGTAAGGTAACATAAAAATGTTTGTTTGTGTACCTGCAACACTATTAATAGAGTATCCTGTTGATGAACCAGTTGCAGTACCTAAACTGTTAAGAACAGCTGGATTTTGTAATTGGAAATTAACTACAGATGTAACAGGTGATAATTGTTGTGTTCTTACATTAATATTAGCTGAGAAACTTGGATCATATGAAGCTGCTGTTGCATATGAACTAAAGTTATCAACTAAAATACCATATTTAAATCTATTAATACCATTTACATCAGGTGTTTGTAAACCAATTGCATTTTGTTCAAGCACATTTAATGCTGTGTAATATTCTAGATTATCAACTTGTGTTTGTAAATCTGTAATGTCAGATTTTGCCCAACGCTTATGAATAACTTTTTGTAATGAAAGATTTGTTGGAGCAACTAAATCGTTATCTGTTGAAATATGAGCTGTATATGGATCAAGAGATAAGTTAGCAAGAACTAATGCACCATTTGGTTCTTTAGGAAGAACTGGTGTAAGTGAAGGAGTTCCTTGAACAATAGAGAATATATTATCTTTTGTTAATACAAGTTTATCTTTTCTTGCTAAGTAGTATGAGTATATACTATTAAAGTTTGTTAAGTTTATTGGTATTTCTACACCTTGTGTAGATGAAGTACCTGTATTATATTCCCATGTGAACGCATTTGTACCTTTTGTTCTTGTTGGTCTAAAGTCTAAAGAATCTCTTAATTGGTATGTTGCGCCATCTTTAGCTGTGTAGCTAGGAATAGTAGTGTAATTTGGATAAGAGTTAGCGGTAAAGTAACCATCGCCACCAGAATGTAGATAATAATTGTAAACAACAATGATATTACCACCAGGCAATGGAACACCCGGCAATAATTGAATTGATGAATGGTCATAATAACTATCTTTTTGACCACTATTCAATGTAAAATTAGAAGTGATATTCGTATAACCTGTTATTGAAGCACCAGCAGTTGGTGTAACTGTAGCACTACCTGTATCGTAAATAGCTACAATATTTTGCACATCATTAGTATATAATGACATAGCATTTCTAGAAATACCATTTGCAAAAATATAAACTTGACCGTTAGCATTGTTAGAACCATCAAGACTGATTAATGTATTAGATACGCCTGTAACATTAGTAGTTGCAACAAAATTTGTATTAGCTATACTATTATAACCTGCACCATAGTATGTTTTTGTTTTTCTTGCATTGTCAGCTAAACCAACATATACAGATGCTAAAACTGTTACATTAGAATGAACAGCTGAGTTATAATTAATTAATGTTATTGTAGCAGAAGATGTGCTTGTTAATGTTGCAGAACCATTTGATGATGCTGATGTAAAATCTAAAATTTGACCAGTTTGATTTGATATAAATGTAAATATTTGTTTAAATGCATCACCTTGATATGTTGAACCTACTGAACCATTAAATTGAATATAAGCAGAATTAGGAATATTCAATACTAATTGTTTAGATGATGAGTTAAATGATTGGTTACGGAATGTTTGAACACTATAGTAACTTGAGTTGGATACTTGAGCAACATATGGATAACCAAGTGGGAATATTAATTCTGTTTGACCAGGATTTTGTAATACTGTTTGGCCGTAATATGAACCACCAGATTTACCAAAAATTGCATTAATATTTACGTTAGCTGTTAATGTTGAACCACCAGATGCATTGAATCCATATCCATTTCTTTGAACGATAGAATTAATGTATGTTTGTTTAAATGTTATTGAGAAGGTACTTGTGCTATCTGGTGTAACAGTAAATGCTGGGAATACGTTTGCTGTTCTTGTTGCACCATTGTAGTTTACAATTGTTCTTGTGTCTGTTGCATAGTTTGGAGGTCCGTCTGTACCACCAGTAATAGATAAAACTGCTCCGTAGTAAGCGTTTGCAGCTGATGAAAATACGTTAGCTGTATCATTAAATGTAATTGTAGTTGGTGTTGCAGAAGCAACTGTACCTGTTAATACGTTAGTATTAATATCATGCACATAAGCTTTATAGATGTATCCAGCTGTGTTAGCAGTATTAGAACCGGATTGAACATATTGTAATCCTCTAATAAAGCCTGATCCAAGTAATGTTGAATTGTATATGTTTGAGTTAGCAGTATTAACGCTAGCAGCTGGAACAGAATGGAAATCTACAGCAGGAACTGATGCAACATCAAAGAAACCATTAGATGTATCAACATAGAAATAATTACCGTAATCAACTAAAACAGTATTTGTATTAATTGTGGCAGTATTTTGTGCTCGAGGTGCAGTTAATGTTATAGCTGATTGATTTTGAATTCTATAACCACGAACATATGCAATACCTTTACCAATTGTTAAATCGTAATTGGATGAGATACCTAATGCATTTGCTGAAGGTGTTAATTTAAAATCTTTAACAATATAATCGCCATTGGTTTCATAATCACGCTTAGCAAAATAATCATCAATAACATTATATACTGTGCCATCAACTTGTTTAACAATTTGGCCACCACTAACACGAACTAATTCAATAAATCCAGTATCATTTCCTAATGTTAATGGATATGTTGTTAATGTTAAATTAATTTGATATCTGTCAGCACCAGGTGCTTGATAATTAGATGCACCAATAGATGGGTCTAATAATGAAACATCTTGTGATGATGTAACTTCTGTTTCAGTAATTTGTAAACCAATACGAAGACTTGGTGAATTATCGAATTGGTCAAGAATAATTGTTTGTGGATTTACTTGAACAAAATTACCAATTGCATAAGGTATGCCAGTTGAAGCTGAAATATTACTTCCACTTACGACATAAAATACACCAGATGAAATAGATGCAGTAGATGATGGTCCTGTGCAAGTCGAGCCGCCTGTTACACCAATTGTTGTAGCAAAAACATTTGAGCCATCAGTTGGAATAATTTGTGTACCATCACTAAATTTAACACCTGATTGATATGTAACAACTAAAGTTGGAGGAGTTCCATTTGAGAATTCTGTTGTTGCAATAACTTTAGCACGAACGGTGCCTGTAGGATCAGTAATTGTTTTATTTAAAAATGATGAAGCTACAATATTAATACCAGAATATTGTGTATTAAGTTTAATATAATAGGCATTTAAATTTGTAGTTACCTTACCACCACTAATAGGAGTATTTTGCTTAAAAATATTAGCAGCAAAATTTGATATTTGATTTTGAAGAATTGTTTGAGATTGAGTTAATTCTCTAGCTTGAATAGCAACGCCAGGCTTAAACAATATGCGATGGAAATTTTTTGATGGATCAAAATCGTCAAAATACGGGGTAACATTAAAATTAATTGCCATTTTATTCCTTTAATATCCTAATACAATTTTAAATTGTTCTATGCCTTCTGGACTTCTTGTAATGCCTGTTCTATTTTCTATGTAAGCCATATAACCAGAGAAAGGTATAAAAGTAGGTGTAACTACTCCGTTTGGTAATAATGTTCTTGTTGCACCAGAACCATCTCCAAAAACAGGTGAATTCACTATTGGAGTTCCTGTTATATTTATGACATCTATTATATTATTTGCAGCGTCCCAATTAAGAACTGTAGCAAAAAATGTTGCTGTTGCTAAAGATGTTCCACCTTGATAGATGACCTCATCTTGATTGTAATTACCTGGTCCAGGCGCAACAGTTAATAAGGTTGATACTTTATATATGTTTGAGTTGGCAGGTAATAAAATAGTTTGTCCGCTAAGATTTCCTGGTGCATTAGATGGCACAATAGTATCGTATGCATCTGGATTAATAAGAAGACCTAATTGTCTATATTCAATATTTGTTGGTATATAAGGATAATTATTAGCGTTTGTTCCTTCTGAACCATTGAATTCAACAGATAACATAAAATTATGGCATCCTAATTCAGAAGATGGATCCATACCATGACCACCGATAGGACTTATAGGTGCTATAGCTTCCGCACCTGAACCTGTTCCGTCATCATTTACTGTAATATTTACAGCAGCTGTTGTATAGAAAGAACCTGGATTAGTTACAATGACATCAACAACTGAACCATTTACAACATTAGCAGTTCCTGATGCATTTATTCCGTCACCAATAATAGTAACTATAGTATTTGATGGACCATAACCAGAACCACCATTTGTAACATTGATAACTTCAATGTCACCCCAACCAGCAGATGTTTCAAGTGGGTCAGGAGTTGTAGATGTGTATAATGCGCCTAAATGGATTGGCATCCATTTATCATCCAAGTATTTTAATGCATCACCAGCAGGAATACTATAGATGTATTTCCATTTGTAACCATCTGAACCTTGGAATATGTTATTGTTTGTATTATATTGAGCAGGTGTAAAGAAAGGTTCTACTGTAGAAGGATTACCGTTATTATTCCATAAGCACTTGAATACTTGATTATAACTATTTTTTACATAGAAATTATAAACATTATTTCCAACAGAATCAAGCTCTAAAATATCAACTGTATCCAAATAATAATCGTATGTAGTGCCTGATGTCCAATTTACTCTAGAAATAACACCAGAAACTCTGTCTTGTGTAATTTTCTTTGCAACAAAAATATTTTTAAATACAGACTTTATGTATTGTTGTGTTTGTTGTGGAGGATCAGGATTATTTTCATCTCCCCATGGATCAATACGAGAAAGGAAAACATATAATGTACCAATAACTGGTGAATATCCAGGTAAAAGAACTGTTGGTAATATAGCAACAGGTGCATAAAAATCTTGCGAGACCTGTGCTACCCTTGAACCATATGTCAATATCGATTTTGTAGTCATATTTTATTTATTCTCTATTATTAACCCGCTGCCCATGTTCCAACAGAAGTATTAGCTAGTGCAGAACTGATTGGCCAAACTCTCATAAATGAACCTGCTTGTGTATATGCAGATGTGTTAGGTGCGGCTGAAAACGCTATTTGTGGTGAAACTGTACCACCTGTTACTACATCAAACCAACCTTCAATGACTATATTTGCAAATGCAGTACCGCCAGGCATTGCTGATGTAGCAACTACAGGAGTGCTAAATGCAGTTGTAATATAGTTAGTCATCATAGCTTCCGTTGTTAAAGGTGTTGATTGTGTCGTTGCAGAAACACTCATTATTTGATATTGGTGTGCGCCTAATACAGCAGTACCACCTAATCCGTATGCAAGTGTTGGTGTATTACCACCATTACCTACTTTTTGAACAACAGTTCTAATTTGATACATGTAACGTCTATTTGTTGTTACTGATACTGCAACACCAAGTAAACTTTGCGCTGATGTATTTGCAGTCAATGTATAATTTGTATTTGCAATATATATTTGTTCTGCTGGAACAACACCACGTTCTGAATCATTAGGTGTAAAGTAATATGTATTACCGTCAAATTCATGAGCACCAACTTGTGCTGAAATTGAAATATTAGCAGGTACATATTTTAAAGGAACATTGTTTGTAGAACCACCAGATAATATAACTGTATTACCAAATGTTGTATTTGAAGCATTTATTGTGACTGATGTAACTCTCGTATTTGTTCCTATAATAGTAGGATTAATAGTTAGTTGAGAACCTTTTGTTGAATCAGTATAATTCTCAATAGCACTAATATCAATAGTTACACCACCATTAACTGTAGAATATCCTGTTGTGCCGTATCCATTACCAGCAAATCGTGCTAATAAATCTCCAGACTGAACAGCTGTAGGTGCAGCTGCAGTTCCTCTTGCAGTTCTACCTACAACTAACCCATAAGCACCTGAAGAACCATTAGCACCGGCTGAATCAATAGATACTCTTGTTGGAACTCCATCTAGACCTGATATTTGTAGCATGTATCCATTGCCTGTTGGTTGTTGTGCAGCAAAACCACCAGAAGCATCTAATCTCATAAGAGCACCATAATTTGTGCCAGAACTAAATGTTGAGTTGTTTACATGAACAACACCGCCAGCCATTGTAATGTTACCAGTCATATTGATAGTAGCATTCATCGTCAATGTTTGTGCTGAATCATTAATAAAGAGTGTATTTGATGCTACAGTAATTTGATTATTTGAATACAATACTGAACCGTTAGCTTTACCAGCTGCAGGTTGTTGCTGAATATTAATTTGAATTTCACCATTAGATGATGAATTGTTTAATACTTTACCAACGGAAACAACTGTATTTGCACCTGTTGGTGGAGTGTTTTGTAATAATCCTGCTGTAGGTGAAACATATAAAATATCACCCAAATTATATGCAGAAGCATTATAACCTTCTAATATACCTGTTGTATAAACATATCCATATGCATTAGCGTTGATTGCATTTTTAATCAATCCTAGTATTTGTGAGTTAGCATAAGTTGTTGCAGATGATAAAGTAATATAAGGAATACCATTAGATGTAACCGCACCCGCAAGAGTAACAGCAGAATTAGCAGGTATTGTTGAGCCAGTTCCATTATACACTTTTTCAAAAATAACTTTTGATAATGAAGGTCTGTCATTAGGAATATCAGTATCTAATATTAATGAATTGGTATTTGTTGAATACCAAATTTGACCGTTTACTTGAACTGGATTATTTGATAGAGGTGTCCATTGAATAACATTGGCTTGTGATGTTACTGTAGTAATATTAGAGAATAATACATTACCTAATGAACCAGTGGAGGTAATCACACCAGAAATAAACAAGTTATTTGAGATTACTACATTAGAAGAATTAATATTATTTAATGATACTGAAGTACCTACAGTATTTGCAATAAGATTACCTGTGATAGTTACGTTATTTGAAACTGTACCACCAGCAGTTAATGATAAAGAGTTATTAGCACGACTGTATGCTGAATTTGCATAAGTGTTAGTTGCATTGGCTTGAGCAAAAGCTGCATTAGCTTGTATATAAGCTGCATTAGCGTCAGTATAAGCGGCTTGTGCTGAATTAGTAGCCGCATTTGCTTGTGAAAAAGCAGCAGTTAGGTAAGTATTAGAACCTACTGTTGAAGTTATTGTTGAACCATCAGAAAATGTAATGTATGAACCAGTATTCAATACTAGACCGTTTGAAGTCATCCAAGCAACAATATTACTGTTAGTTGTACCGCCAGCAATAAATATTATATTGGCTTTTGATGACGCAGTTCCTAATATCAAATTACCTTGAGCACCATTTGCTGTAGGACCTTGAACATACAAATATCCATCGTAAGATAAAAATGCATTAAAACCTAAATTGTTATTACTTGCTTGAGAATTTCCTAGACCCATATCAATATATGAGTTTGAATTTGTTCCTGTATCGGCAGTAATAATATAATCACCTGAACCGTTAGAATTAAAGTTTTGTAAATTAACTTGAACAAAACTTGGATCCATAGAAGAAAACTGAGCAATAGTATTTGAGAATAATATAGGATTTTGACCAACTACAAGATTATTATTAGCGTATAAACCTTGAGATAGTGTTGTACCAGTAAGTTGATAAGTTGTATCATTACTTGTAATATTAACACCAATCAACAATAGATTTGCGGTATTAGCTGGTAAGCTTGATAATATTGGTAATTGTGATATTTTTACTTGTGACGTTGCCATGTTTTACCCTAATTAATTAAAAGTAGACTTCCACTTTCTGTTATTATTGTATTTCCTGATTCTGTTGTTAATTCTATGTTATATGGTGTTCCTATTATTCCAAATACTGTAACATCATTAGCAAATGCTACTAAATTTCTACTTACTGAAATTAATCCATATGTATTAGAGAATGTATTATAGTAACTTCCGTTAGCATAAATTGCATTAGCACCATATGGTAATGAATTCGTTAAATAAACAATGTTATTAACATAATCAACTGTCGCTACGTTAGCTGATTGATTATTTACAGTAACAGTATCACCAGGATAAAATAGAACATTTATAGGAACTTGTAATTGTTCATATGCATTATCAATTATGTCATAACTATTTGTCGTTGTCACTATATTTATCTGATTTGTACCGGCGGGTGCATATCCATAAGCAACATTTCCAACAGCTAACCAGAAACTATCTTCAAATGACGCTTGGTCTCCACCAGCATCTGTCATCATGTCTTCTAAAGCACTTGTATAGTAAGTATTAGCCGTTACAGTATTAGATGCATTTGTTTCTAATATGAGAGAAGTGTTTGATACTATTGATTTAATATAACCAATTGTAACATTAGATGTGGTAGATAATACAGTATCAACTAGTAAATCAAGTGTGAAATGAGAACCAGTGCCTGTAACAACATTACTAGATGTGCTACTTGTTATTACTCCGTCTGCTATTTTTGGTGGAGTATAATCTACAGAAGAATTTGATAAGAATAAATCAACATTTGCAACTGTTTCATTTAATAAATCTTCACTTGTTCCATAAGACACAGATACAACTTTAGATGTTACATTAGTTCCAATCGTAGTAAACATTCTAACATAAGAATTAACTGGAACAAGATTAGCAATATTTGCACCAAATATATTATTAAATGTTATAGTATTACTTGCACCTATATTATTTGGTGACATTGTAATGAATGTGTCATTTGAACCAGTAATATAATTTAATGGGTATCCATTTGCAGAGAAGTCTTCCATTACAAAATTAAAAGGAGCATCATCTGCTTCAGCAAATCTACCAATAACTTGAGTACCAGTTGGATGTAATAGATTCAATAATGTATCTTTATATCTTGCAAATTCTTTTTGTAGTGTTAATTCGTAAGTAAAGTTATTGTAAGTTGTGCTTTGTAATACATTGTAACCACTAGGGAATCCAGAATCATCAATATAATGACCGTTAGCTGAGTTTAATCCACTTTGGAATGCAGCTGTAGCGGTTGCAGTACCATCACCATATTGAATCATACCATTTGATGAACTGTATCTAGTGTCTGAAAGTATGAATATGGATGTTTGGTCTATACTTTGTGAAGCAGTTAAACCATTTGTCATATTCATACTAATAAGACCATTGTTTAGGTCATATATTGGAGAACCGTAAGAAGGTAATCCAGTATAATTATAAACTCGCAATCTATAAGTATTGGTTGTAGCTGGTGTAAAGTATGGTGTTGCTATAGTTATTGAATCTACAATAGCTGTCCATGTTTGCGCTGTTATTTGACCTTGATATACTATATCACCTTTTGAAGGTAATTGTGCAAAATTAAGATTATTGACAAATATGTCTTGAACTCTTAACGAAACACTAGGTGTTGAAGTATATCCTGTACCATCATAAGCCAAATTGAGTTGTTGTATTTTACCAATTTGTGAAGATGTTACTTGGAACTGAGCACCTTGTCCTAATATACCAGGAACAACTAATGAAGCATTTGCAGCAGTATTATTAACTGATTGAACTATTATGTTAGGTAATGTGCCAACATATCCTAATCCACCTAATGGATAACGGTCAGGATTATTATTTGACGGATAAACATAATAAGCAGAAACAATAGAACCTGCTGAGTTTACAGTAACATTTGCATATGCACCATAACCGGTACCACCAGAAACAATAATTGTATCATTATTTGTGTAATTTACACCACCATTAAGAATTTGAATAGGTGCAAGAATACCTAATGTAGAAATATTACCAATATAAGAATTGTTTGCGTATAATGAACTACTTGAGTTTGCATATACATCTGTGTTATAGTATGATGTTGCAGTAACAACAGGAGATACTATTATACCACCGCCAGGTGATGTTACTGATACTGCCGATATTGGTGATGTATTAAATGATATAAATGAAAATGCATTAGCTAAAGTTGTGTTAGCATTTGCTATTGCAATATTGGCAAAGCCATAATTAATACCTGCATTAGATGTATATGTTCGACTAACGATATTTGCAGAAATACCTATTTGTAATGAAGTATTACTTGCTTGAGTATAGATTGAATTGTTAGGAACAAAAGATGCTAATTGTGTATTTCTTGGATCTAAAGTGAATATTTGAGCAGTTGCACCACCACTATTTGGTATATTGATAATAGAATAAGCATTATTTGCTAAGTTATAAGATGTATAACCATAACCTTCATTTGCAAGACCAATAGATGTAATTGAACCAGGAGATACATTACTTACATAAGCTAATGCACCAAAATTAAGATTTTGTTGTGAAAGGCCTCCATAAAATACAACAGGGTCACCATGATAACCTGTTGTTGTATTTGCACCATGATAATATAAACCTTGATTTAATGAACTTAATGTTAATTCACTTACTCGACCAGCAACTTGAGCTTCTAAAGGATCCCAATTAGGTGGTAAATTACCAGTTTGTTGTAGTAATTCCGGAGAAGAAACCGAATATGTAATTACTCCGTTTGCTGTATCATAATAAGCATATTCATTTAAATTATTAATAACATAAACAGTTTCACCTGTTAAAAAAGTTCTTTGAATATCGGAAACAAAAACTTCTGTCGTAGTTAAACCAGTTTTTACTGCATTGATGGTAGCAATAGCTTGAGATGTGGAACCAAATACCCTTAAATTATCTACAAATAACCAATTAGGGTCAGTAGTCAATAAATTCAAATACACTGGTATATACCAAGTACCAGCAGAAGCTTTAATAACTAATTCTTTAGTATTAAAAATATCTACGTCAGAATTATAAAGAACACGGAAAAGAAACTTGTATGAAGCTGGTGTACCTTTTGTTCGATACATTTCTCTTGCAAATTTTATGACATTAGCTTGATTGGTCGCTGTCCACTCTGATGCAGGAGGAAAATACGGAAGAAAATCATTTTGGAAATAATTAATAAATTCACTTGTTGTTTCATCAATATCTCTATAATTTAAAAGATTCTTTGTTACGTCTTCTAAATTTCCTGTTTGTTCAAGCCACTCATAATAAGCTTGTAGAAATAAAACAAAAGTCGAATAATTAGGGTCGTCCCTAATATAAGCGGGCAGCTGAAATGGTACTAATAAAGAAGTTTTTTGATTATTAGGTATCATTATGAGTTAGTTTTAGCTATAACATTTACTGAAATTGCAGATGGATCATTTAAATCAAGTGTTAATATTCTATTGAAAGTTGATGATACAATAGATGTTGTTGGTGTTGCTTGAACCGCTAATTGGCCAAATTGATTATCAACAGCAAGTGGATTAAATGAATTTAAAGTAATTATTCCATTAGAGTAATCAATTACACCAATATTAGAATTAAGAATAGTTTTAACGCCAGCAGAATTAAGATAATACAATCTTAATGTTCCGTAACGACCATTTAATGTTACAGTAGCTGCACCATTTGTTCCTGTTGTATCGTAAGCGGCTGGTGTAATTGTTGCGGAAGCAAATGTATAATTATTGCCTGAGCTTGTAACGGTAATTGTATTAAGTCTTCCTGTTGTATCAATCGTTGCCGTTGCTGTTGCACCAGAACCATCACCAACAATAGTTACTGTAGGTGCTGTTTGATAATTGAAACCAGCATTAGTAATTGTAATTGAAGAAACACCAAATGTAGATTGTGGTATTTCTTCAAGGAAAACGCCATCTATAATTTGAGTTGGATTAATTGGGTTTGTAAACTGCATAGCAGGAGAACTACTTGTTGCAGATGTAAATGTACCTCTAGCTAATGGTGAGTTATAGTATAAATTATATGATTGAGATGTTGAAAAATTAGGTATAAATTTCTTTTGTAAGAATAGATTATACTCACTTGTAATAATTGATGCATCAACGCCTTGTATTGCACTTAATAAATCATATGCATTGAATGTTGAATTGAAAGTGTTTAATGTGCTAGTAGCAAAATTTTGAACACCAGCAATTACAGCTGATTGAATTTGTGCAGCTGATAAATTAGTATTTATTGGATTGTAATAAACATTAAGATTCAATTTAATGTATGTGTAATCTGGATCAAGAATGGTTGGTGTAACAGTTACCACAGAAATTGGATCAATCACTTGAGTAATCAATTGAGATTTTTGTGCAGATGTTAAGTTATAAGCACCTGTTGGTTTTAAAGAAATAAACACTTGACCATAAACAGGCGGATTATTTTGTTCTCCACCCCATACATTAACGGCATCAAAAGTAATGCCTAAATTATTTTGTTGAATAGCAGTAATATAATCATTTTTAGTTACAGCACGATTTTGTGCTGAGTATGATTTAGGTGCTTGAAATTTAATTGATGCAATAGATTCTTTATCTGAACCATTCGTAGCAGGAATTAAAGGATAAACTGTTACTGTTCCGTAACCATTAATTGTATCTAATAATGTAAAGCTATTTGCACCTGCAGCTGCGGTACCATTTGTTGATAGGTAAGATACATTAACAATTTGACCACTTGATAAAGCTCGACCTAATACACCATCACCAAAATAGATTTGATAATTTCCTTTTGGTCCTTCTTGTGTAAAATAAACTGTAGATTCTCCTGTGAGATTTAAAAAGTCTGTTGTAGGTGAGTAAACAGTTGTGTAAGCATTAGATGATGATTGTTGAACAGTTACTTGTAGTGTTGATAAATCAATATTTGCGTCAGCAATCTCAAAAGTTGTTGTTGGGTTGCCAACGGTATCTACTGTATATGAATAAGAACCTGTTACTGCTTGTTTGATTTCTACATTAGAGAATACAGCAGTATTGCTAGAAACGGTAACAGTTGTTGCGTCTACAGTTAAAAATGTGTAATTTACGCCATCAATTGCATTAGATAAAAAACGAGTGTATTGTGGTAATGTTAATGTTGAATCTAAAACATTATACACATTCATATTGATAGTAGCAGTAGGTGCTATAGCTGAAGTTGGTGTATAATTTAATAATTTTGCTTGAGAAACAACAGAAGACCTTTGAATAGCAGAATCAAGAAACATTTCGTTTCCGACCATATTCAAATAGAAAGCATTATACTGTGTATTATATGCTAAAACATCAATCAATGTTCTTAATGCTGAACCGGTATAGTTATAATCTTTTAATACATTTTGACTTTGTAAGAACGCAATAAAATTGGTTGTTATGTCATTAAAATCAAGTGTTGAAAATTGTATGTTAGTATTAGATGCCATTATCGGTTTCTCGTAAGTAATAGAGTTACATTAGTTGGTTGTGTATTATTTCCTATAAAAAATGTAAGTCTAACAGAATAAGAATTGTTATCAGGCATTGCTGAAACAAAGACGCTTTCCAATTGCGCTCTAGGTTCATAGTTGTTTATTACATTTTTAATTTCTTCTTCTAAAGCATTTGCAGTTGCAGCTGAGGCATTTTCAAACAACAAAGCATTCATATTTGAACCGACATCAGGTTGAAACGGTCTTTCATAGAAATTTGTTAATAATAAGCCTCTGACTGAACGAATGACTGCTTGGTCATCATAACTTAAAACAATATCACCCTTACCTGGTTGTTGTTTAAAAGTTAAATCTATGTCAGAATATATTTTTTGTAAGGTTGCCATGTGTTATTTATTACACCTATACTGATGTTTTTGTTAATTTAAATTGAATCCACCAGCTGTTATTGTACCAGAAACATTTTGATTGCCGTTTTGGCTTAAATTACCATTTAAATTCATGTTACCATTGACATTAAAACTGCCACCAACATTCAAATTCATATTACTACCAACTGTTGTGTTTAAAACGCCACCAACTTGTAAGTTAGCATTTCCATTTACTGTAATATTGCAAACACCTTGTATGTTTACATAATCGTTACCTGCAATAACTTCATAGTTATTGCCTACAACCCTAGTAACTTTAGAACCATCAGGTCTCATTTCTGTATAAGTGCCTGTTCTATGAGCCAAATGAACTCTCTCATGGCCTGGAGTATCATCAAACTCCATTACATGACCAGATTCAGTTTCTTTAACATCATTATAAGGAGGAACTGCATTATAAGATGGTGATGGTTGTGACCATGTTGAACCATCAGCAGCCGGTATATTAGAAACAACTCCAGCTTGTTCTATGCCTAATACTGTTGTTGTTGCATTTTCATTACGATATAAACGACTTGTTGTTGGTTCACCTAAACGATTAGGGAATGTTGTTGGTGCATTTCCAAGATATGATGGTGAAGCTGCAACTTGAGCAGATGTTCTTTGGTCTGCAAATCCTGTTCCTGGTGTTGCCGATACGGTTGGTATTCCAGGAACTACACCAAAGTAACCTGGAAACTGACCAGACGGACCATCAAAGAATAAACCAATAACATAATCACCTTCTTTAGGTGACTTATTGACATTTGATACATTGACAGGAGTAATTGGATGTGCCCAAGGCAAATCAGCCGAAGGAATAAGTTGTAGATTTTCTGTATGCCAACCAATAATACGGACTTGGCAACGACCAAGATTTAATGGGTCTTTTCTATTTTCAACAACGCCCATCCACCATACAAACCCATCAGCGCCTAGAAAGTTATTTTTTGTCAGCATTATAATTTACCTTCTATTGTATTTTTCCAAAGTGCAGATGAAGTATCCGGTGAAACATATTGATTTGGAACACTTTCTTTAATAACTTCAACAATCATTTTATAACCATCAACTTTAATAACATGCTTCATAGCAGAAATTAGATATTTACCTGAATAGTATTTGTCTAATTCTTTACCTTGTGTTGCTGGGTCCATAGAAACTAAATTAAAATTAATAGTTGAACCAGCTGTTACTGTTGGATCACCATTCATAAACAATTTAACTTTATTGTAATTAGATAAAGATAATTGAGATGTTCTTGTTGGTATATAAGTCTCTAAAAAGATGTCATGGCTATATGCACTAGGTTTGTTTCCAATATATGGAATGTTTTTTTGGTCTTTATTTGAAGCTGCAAATTTAAGAACAGCTTGAGGTGTTTCGTAAACTTTATCACCTAATCTATTTGTTGCGTCATTGACAATTGAATATTTGTTTAATTGTGTTGAATTATTGAAATAGGTTTTATAATTGAAATCAACAATATTCCATCTTTGTAATAATGGGTCTATTGTGATTAATCTATTGGCAAATATACCTGAATTGACAGCATGAAGTGTATCAAAAGCATCTACAACTTGATATGAATTGACACCATAAAACTTTTGGTCTTGAGTTGCTGTTTTGTTATCTAAATTCTTTGGTGCGTATGTATAAGTTCTTTCAGGAACTTGTGTGAAAAGAGTTTGTAATGAAAAGAAATGGAATCCTTGTGAATCTTCAAATAAAAGCATATCAGAACCATAACTACCAGGAGTAGCTGATTGTGCATATGTAGATACCCAATTAATGGCTTCAAATGGTTTCATGTTTGGAACAATGAAACTATAGATGCCTTTAGTTTCTTCTATGTCTACAACTTTATTATTAGGATCAACTTTCAAATAACCAGTAAGTATATCATTTATAATATCTGATATTTTTTTATCTTTATATGATTTACTAACTTTATATTGTTCTGATAAAATCAATTCATCTGAACAGAAATTTAAAACATATCCTTCTGTTGTTGTATTACCAATAAGTTGTCTTGATGATATTTTATTAACTCTAAACAACATATCATTTATAAAGTCTGTTGTAGAAGCTTTAGTAAATGAGACACGAATATATTCGTTACCAATTAACTGTAATTTTTCAATCAAACCTTGGGAATCGGAAATCTGTAAGTAACCAGAAATAGAATTACTAAAGATATCTTCAAAATATCCTAATTCAACGAGAGAATTTTTTAAATCAAATGTACCACCTGGTGTTAGCAATACAAGAGTTTTGAGGTTATAATCCTGTGCATACGTTACACCAGGTTTAACGATATTAGGATTTGCCATTTTTAACTACTCATCAATGATTTAAACTGCTGTTCAAAATCTCCAACGTAAGCAGAATTTATAATATTAATTGTTCTTCTAGCATCATTTTGTTCTGTTTCCCATTGGTAGATAGTTACTGCCTGTGTTGTTGTCGTATACGTTGCAACAGAACCATCATCAAAGGTAACAGTTTCAGTAGAATATGGAGGTGTTACTTCATATGTAGCTAAATCTATAACATAATTATTTGATGTTGTAGTTTGACTTGCTGTATCATAAGTGATAATTGTTTCTCTATATTCATATATTGTTGTTGATGTATATTCTAAAGATGTCATGCTATTATTTGCAGCTACACTAGCATATTTGTCATTGATATAAACTTCAAACTGTTCATATGTTAATGGCCATTGCCATTGTGGATCAAGTATTTGGTTTGCAAATAAAACTAACCAATATCGATAAACATCACCATAATATTTGTCAGCAATAATTTCTGGTGTATCACCATCTTGTATATCATATTGATAGAAAAGTGCCGGATTATTTAATAGACTTTGAACAATACTTGCACGAGCCATAAGATTTACTGCGGCTGTGTTATTGCCATATGGATCTTTAACAGCAATTAAAGGTAAAGTTCTAAAGTAATACATTATCTAACATCCTTATTATAGATATCACGGTGTATGATGTTCATTTCTTGGAATTGTAATGTTAATCTTGTTTGAACAGGAAAACCATCTTGATAGGCTGCGAAACCGTTTGGTGCATAGTCTACAGTAATATTTTTCAATACAGAATCACCAACTTTATATAAATTTAAATTTTCTTCTGGTGAATTAGATGCTAAACCTGGTCCTTGTGAACCTGAAGATTTTATTGATGGGTTTTGCATTATAGATGAAACAATAGATGAAGCAGAACCATCTAGATTAATAAATTTAAAACTTAAATTAAAGATAGAAGGCATAACAAAGTATTGACCTTCACCAGCTGCAGCTGCACCTGAAATTTGTGGTAATGAAGCGTATGTGAATGTGTCAATAATTGATTTCGTCATATCAGCTTCAGCTTGATTCTTTGGCGTGAATATAAACTCTAATTGAAATTCACGAAGTCCAATACCTTTATATAATAATTGAAGTTGTGGATTAACTGCATAACCAGCAGCTTTTAATAATACATTGGTTGTATTTTCTGTACCACTAATGATACCGTTAGTTGCAATTTTAGTAGCAGCTTGTGCTACACTTCCAAGACCTTGAATAGCACCCGGCACAAGATTTTTACCACCATTATACATATCATATAGACCTTGAACGTTACGACCTATAGCTCCAAGTTCACTTGTCAAACTAAAATCTTCGTAGTTTGATGAATAAGACATATTCAATGTGTCTGGCATGTATAATGTGATTGTTGCTACAATACCTGTTTTAGGTACGTCTAGAGCTGCAACAACACCTTTTTTCTCAACTTTTTCTTCTTTAGGATTAACTGAAATTTCAGGTTTTGAATCACTATTCAATGCTGCAACATCTTTTATAGTAAAAACAACACAATGTGCTTTAGTTGGGTTTGACCCAATATCTTGTGGGTACCAGTAGTTTTTACTTGTTGCCTTTGGTTGTGTTAATGCTTTAAGCGGACCATTTGCACCTCTTGGTCTAGGTCCAGTTTGAGCTGCTGTTATATTGGCTTGTGCTATAAGTGGATTATTTGTTGAAGCTGCCATTACATTCTCTGATTGGATTGATAATATATATTTATATGGCTTATTCAGGACTATTCAAACCAAAGAACCCACAAAAATATGTGGGTGACCCAACCAATATTGTCTATCGTTCCTCATGGGAATGTAAGGTAATGTCATGGTTAGATAGAAACCCAAGTATTATATCTTGGGCTTCAGAAGAGCTTATTATACCTTATAAGTCACCGGTTGACAATAGATTTCATAGATATTTTCCTGATTTTCTTGTTAAGGTTAAATCTAGAGATGGAAAAACTAAAACTTTGTTACTTGAAGTTAAACCTAAAAAACAAACTTTACCTCCAGAACCAAGAAAAAGAATGACGAAACAATATGTCAATGAAGTGGTAACATATGGTGTTAATCAAGCAAAATGGGAAGCCGCTAATGAATTTTGCCTTGACAGAGGTTGGGAGTTTAGAGTCTTGACCGAAAATGATTTAGGAATCAACTAAATAATACAATGGCCTCTAAACTTACTACATTATCAGCTGAAAAATCTGCTACTGAAACAAGGTTGTTATCTAAACAATCTATACAATGGCTAATGAATAAGATTGCTACGTTAAGAAATCTGTCATCAGTTCCAACGGCAATCAGTAAAGAAAAGTTTAGGCAAACAAACCAATTTAAATTGGGTCGATTATATTTCTTTTCATATGACCCAAAAGGCAAAGATGACTTACCATATTATGATAAGTTTCCACTTGTATTGGTATTGGAAAAATACAATGATGGATTTTTAGGTTTAAACTTACATTATTTGCCAATTAGATACAGAGTGGCATTTTTAGGCAAACTCTTGGAATTCGCCTCCATGAATGATAAAGACGAAATTACAAGGATTCGTATCACTTATGATATTTTGAACGCCACAAAACGCCTAAAAGAGTTTAGGCCATGTCTTAAACAATATTTGTTGAGTAATGTTAAGTCAAAAATACTTGCCGTTGAACCACATGAGTGGGAAGTGGCAACATTTTTACCTATTCATCAGTTTAAAAAGGCAAAACCACAAAAAGTGTGGGAAGATTCAATAGAACAAATAAGGAATTAATAAATGTCAATGATTGATAATTTTTTAGCCAACTTCACAACCGACTTAGCAAGACCAAGTCGATTTGATGTAACGATTGCTGTGCCACAATTCTTATTGTCACAATATCAATTCATGACACAATACTTATCACTTCGTTGTGAGACGGCAGAATTACCAGGTAGAACATTAGGAACAATAGACCAAAAGTTTGGTTCTAATCCTGTTGAAAGATTTCCTTATCAACCAACATACAATGATTTAACATTAACATTTATTGTTGCTGATGATATGATTGAGAAAGCCTTCTTTGATTCTTGGTTAGATTTTATTAATCCAACATCTAATTTTAATTTTAAATATAAAGCTGATTATGCTGTACCAATTTTTATTAATCAATATGATGTAACAGACCAACTATCGTATCAAGTCGAATGTATTGATGCATACCCTATTGCTATTAACCAATTAGATTTAGATTGGTCATCGGATGGACACCATAAATTGACTGTAGTTTTTGCGTATACTTATTACAATAGTTACCCACAACAAACAGCAATTTCATTCCCACCAACAACAGCAATAGGTAACATTTCGCAATTACAGGGTGCGCCGTTCCCACCTCCACCTACACCAGGTGGTACTAATTTCGGCTTATAAATTATTAACTAATTATTTTTATCTTGAGGAGATATTATTATGGCTTTGCCAAAGATTGACGTTCCGGTATATCAGATTGATTTGCCTCTTTCAAAGAAGCATATCAACTTTAGACCATTTTTAGTAAAAGAACAAAAGAATTTACTAATGGCCATGGAAGCAGATGATGCTACTACCATTGAGCAAAACATTAGACAAGTTCTTAATAACTGCACAATAACAGAAGGTATTGATATTGATAAACTTCCTATTATTGATGTAGAATATTACTTTTTAAACTTACGAGCAAGGTCAGTAGGTGAAATAGTAGAAAACAAATACAAATGTAATAATGAAGTAGATGGTAAACTTTGCGGTAATATCATGGATGCTAATATTAATATTCTTGATATTAAAGTTGAAAAGAATGATAACTTCAATGATACGGTACAAATAACAGATACTATTTCTGTGAAGTTAAAACTTCCTGATTTCTCTGTTGTTAAAGAGGCGACAAAATATGATTCAGCTACCGACATGGCTTTTGATATGATTGCTAAATCAATAGATTATATCTATGATGGCGAACAGTATTATTATGCACATGAAACTGAACCAAATGAGTTAGTTGATTTTGTTGAACACTTGAATCAAACACAGTTTGAAAAGTTAGAAGCCTTCTTTAATAATTTACCTAGATTGAATAAAACAATCAACGTCAAATGTAAAGCTTGTGGTTTTGACCATAAGATTGACGTGGAGGGTCTGGAAAGTTTTTTCGGTTAACATTTCGTCATGACACGCTGAGTAATTACTACCGCACAAACTTTTCATTGATACAGCACCACAAGTATAGTTTGGCGGAAATTGAAAATATGTTACCATGGGAACGTGAGATATACGTTTCTATGCTAATACAATACATTGAAGAAGAAAACGAAAAGATTAAACAAAGGAATGCAGCTAAAAAATAATGGCTGGTAAAAGTTTATCCGAGTTAATTGCACAAAAACTGATATCTGGTATAGATAAGTCAGTTGGTAAACTCTTTCGCTCTAAAAAAGAAGAAAATAAAGAAGACGAATCCGTTACTGAAGCTTTAAACATTATTCAAAAAGTTACAGGCGGTAAGAAAGAAGGCAGTTCAACACTATCAGAAGTTATTGCAAGTAAAGCATTAGGTAAAAAAATACCTAAACAAGTTCCTTCCGAAAAAACAACTTCTGTTGATAAAAAGAAATATATCTCTTTAAAAAAAAGTTCATTATATACAAAGTATACAAGTTCCGTTTCAAGAGAAATAAAAAGTCAAGACACTTTAGCTGATACACTAACAAGATTATATACATTAATTAAAAAGAATTCTGAAAAAGAAACATTAAGAGATGAAACAGAATTAGACTTTAAAAAAGTTATTGAAAAAGAAGAAGAAGATAAACACAAAGAACTTATTAAAGCGTTTTTATCTAAACCGAAAAGAGAAGGTCGACCAGGTGGTAAACCACCAACAGAGGCAAAAGGTGAAAAAGAAAAACCTGGTGCCAAGCCTACTACAAAACCAACTACAAGACCTACTGCAACAAAAGCACCTAGTGCTAGACCTTCAGCAAAACCATCAGCCGGAAGACCTAGTGGTCCTAGTGGTGGTATAAGCACAGCAACTAAAGTTGTTGCAGGTGCAGCTGCCGTAGCATTAGCTGGCGGTGCAGCTGATGTAATTGCAGCTGAAGAAGGACTTCCTAAAAAAGGCAAGGCATATTGGGATCCACCAGGTCAAAAGAATTTAGTGTCTGTAGGTTATGGCCATCAAATTAAACCAGAAGAATATCAACAAGGTTTTATTCAAGCCGGTAATGATAGAATACCTTTACAAGGCGATAAAGGTATTGATACTACATTATCTCCAGACCAAGCAAAAGCACTATTATCAGCAGATTTGCCAAAGTATACTAAAGCTGCACAAGCACCATTAGGAGAATCTTGGAATAAACTAACAGATAATCAAAAGTCAGCTCTTACTTCATATGCTTATAATACAGGTAGCACAAAGAGTTTAGTTGAAGTTGGTCTTAAAGATGCTATTGATTCTGGCAATATGCAACAAGCATCTGATATTATAAGAAATAAAGGTGTAAGAACAGCTGGTGGACAAGTAAATGCTACTTTAGTTACAAGAAGAGCAAAAGAGGCAGATTTATTTTTATCTGATGCAAAAGCAACACCATCATCAACAACTGAATCTGTTCCAGCACAATCATCAAAAGGTGTTACTCTTTCATCAGCATCAACAACAAATAAAGATTTAAAAGCTGACCAATCTAGTGGTGGTCAAAGTGTCGTAATGGTAAATAATAATAACACAACGATTGCTAGAGGAACAAAAAAACAACCTGAAGTAGTTCCCATGCAATCAGATAAAGCACCAATTTTAGAAGCACAATATGGATAAGAAACCAAAAAAATCTAAAGGCGAAAATGCCAACTCTCTTTCTGAATTAATTGCTAAGAAATTAATATCAACTGTCTCATCTAAATTTTTTGTAAAAGATGAAACAAAAGAGAAGGCTGAAAAGTATAAGAAGAAATTTAGTCCAAAAAATATGGCTAAATCTCTTACTAAAGGCAAATCTTTATCTGAATCTATTGCAAGTAAAATATTAGGCGGTGAAAAGAAAGTAACGAAAGTGGACGGTGTTAAACCTAAAGTGTCTGCTACAAAGATACCGGCTGTAATTAGTCCAGAAACAGAAATAAAAGAAAAAGTAAAAGATAAAAATCCATTAGTTTTAAATAGAGTTCTTAAATTTCCTTTCGTTAAAAAAGGTGATTCTGCTACAGATGTTATCTCTAAATTATTCTTTCTACTTCAAAAGCAATACGATAAAAAAGATATTCAATTTGAATTAAATAATGATTTTGAGAAGTCAAAGAAAATGGAGTCTGATAGACGCCATAAAGAATTAGTAAAAGCAATATTAGCAAGTAGAAGTGGTGGAGCAACTACAGCTGCACCAGAAAAAGAAGAAGGCTTACTTGATAGAATAGGTGGTCTTGCTGGAGGTGCAATGGCAGCTCTAGGTGCAGGTTCATTATTAAAAGGTGTTAAAGGTGGTGCAAGTCGAGTAGGTAGAGGTGCCGGAAAATTAGTTAAATCGGCAACAAGAGTTGGTAGTAAGGCACTTCGTGGTGCAAAAGGTGTATTGAAGTTCTTAAATAAAATACCAGGTTTAAGTTTAATTGCCGCTGGTGCAGGTCTTATAATGGATGTTAAACAAGCCATTGATGACCATGAAGCAGGTAAGATATCTGAAAAAGACATGAAAAAAGTTGTTGCAGGCGCAGTTGGATCAGCTTTTGGAGGTGTCGGTGGCGCTGAATTAGGAGGTCTAATTGGTGGTGCTGCAGGTTCGGTAGTACCAGGTTTAGGAACACTGGTAGGTGGTGCAGTAGGTGGAGTGGCAGGTTTCTTTGCAGGCGAATCTTTAGGTAAAACAATTGGTGAAAAATTATTTGATACCTTTAGTAATACTGATGAAAAATCAATTGATTCTAAATTATCAAATGTATCATCAAAGACTGCCACACCTGCTAAACAAGCAACGGCTGCAGCTACACCAACACCGTCAGCACCAGCAACATCAAAAGGCAGTTCATCTGAAGCAACATCATCAGCTAAATCTGCACCAACAGCAATATCAGGTGGCGGAAGTTCAGCAACACCTATGTCATCTGCTTCCAGTTTAGGTGAGAGAGCAGTAGCCGCAACAAACCAAAATATAGATTCTCAAATGAGTTCTGGCGGTTCTTCATCACCTGTTGTTATCAATAGATCAACAAATAAAGGTGTTAGTGCTGATCCACCAGATATTATGACAGGCAATATGTCAGTTCGTAATGATGACATGGCATTTAATAGAGTATTACGAATGAGCGTCAGAGCAGTATAAAAAAAAGGAGGCCAAAGCCTCCTTTCAAAACCTTCCTTCTTTAAGGGAAAGTTTTAATCTTCCATTGCAAGATTCTCAAAGTATTTCATATCATCATCATCTGATAAATCAGGTTCAACAGAAGGCACAGCAGAAGGTGCTGTTCTTACTTGTTCCTTGATTTGTTCAACTGTTGTTTTTACTGCAACAGGTTCACCATTAAGACCTAATACTTTATCTAATCTAGTCTTTAATGCATCATATGTTTTGAATTCGGATTCTTTGATTAAATCATTAAGCGAATATTCTGATTTCCAAATTGTTTCTAGTTTCTCATCATTATCTGATAATGGTCCGGCTGAATCAAATTCTGATTTGTCATAGTTTTGGTAACCATCAACTTTACGAATTTTTAATTTGAAGTTAGCACCTTTCCATAAATCAAATGGATTAACTGCTTCTTCACCAAATTCTGGTTGTGGGTTCATAGCATCTGTAATCTTATCAAAGATTTTTTTACCAAATCGGAAAAGTTTAACTTGACCTTCATTTTCTGGATTCTTTGGATCAGATACAATGTAAACATTAGCAACATAATTTAATTTACGTTTTTGTTTACGAACCACGTCTTTATTAGCTTCAATGCCAGAGTTCCATAGTGATGAATTATGTTCACATACTGGACATTTTTGATTTAATGTTGTAAGACAGTTATCAATGAACCATTGACCGCCTGGTCCTTGAAAACCATGTGAGAACACTTTTACCCATGGTAAAGCATCTTCACCGTCTTTTTCTGATGCAGGTAGAAAACGGATGATAGCCATACCGTTGCCTGCTTTGTCTACTTCAGGACGCCAAAAATTATCTTGTCTTTCAGCACCTTCTGTATTTGTATTGATTGCTTCGATTGCTTTTGATAGCTTATCGAGATTGCCTGATTGGCGTTTTAGATTTGCAAAACTCATAGTATTACCTTTCATATAAACGGAATATTAACGGAATATAAACAACTTATCCACAAACTACTCATAACCATATTTCTATTTAGTTTCATTTATAAGCTTTGTAAGAATTGTTTTAAATTTTTTCTTATCATAGTTCATAAATGCCAAATATCTATCACACTTCATATGAAAATTTGGCCATATAATGTCATCTTCAATTTTATCATTCCACATAGCAAAGAAGTTCATGATGTCATTTAATATAACCAAAGTTTCCAATGAAATGTCACCTTGCATTGTCATTTCTAACAATATTGGATAACCGCCAGATGGCACGGTGAGCATGTCATTTGGGTTTTTAACTTTATCCAACAATCTTATTATATCATTCTCAAAGATATATGTCAAGCTTTGAGTGATTTTTTGCCATTTCTTATAATTATCTTCAGCATCTTGAGTGAGAAGTTGCCTAGGCCATTTGCCGTTATCATATAAGAAATTGGCAATATAAAAATATTTTAAGTCTTCTAAATTAAATTTACGAGATAGTTTATAAAATGTAAATCTATCTTTTTTGGTAGAAAATGTATTTTTAGATACGCTTGTTTTGCCATTATACTTTACATAATGATATGAATTGGAAGTAAAATGTAATTTTATAGCATTATATAAAGCATAGGCTTCAAAGCCTGAGCTGTCAATCATATTGGTAATCTAGCGGTCTTCTTTAATAAATTTAAATCTTCTGCTTCTAATTTAATCTTTGCTTTAAGTGGTGGTGACAATAACGTAGCAGACACCTCAATTTCTAATCCTGATTCTTTACAGTAGTGACAGATGGCATCCATTAAAGAGATGCCTTTATCTGTCGATAACTTTTCAATCATATAACTAAATTCTTTAATCTCATCTTTTGTTGGCATTTTAGACCTTTGCGTAAAATATATGTCGACCTACTTTTAACACAACATTTTCTTTCTTCCATTTTGGATGAACATAATCAGCGTGATAAAACATAGCGTTAGTTTTCTTTATTATACTATGTGCGATAGGTTGTGTCAAGGCTTTTCTAGCAATATATTTGGCTTCTTCCCAAAGATACTCATTTTTTTCTGCACTTACATGCTCACAAGTCCATGTGAATTGGCATATTGTTTGTCCCATTGATTTCGTTCTTTGGTAAACAACACCACAAATTGTTTTTGGAAATTGTGGATCTTTTGCTCTGTTAAGGGTAACTTGTGCTACTGCCATTTTACCTTCATAAGGTTCTCTGGCGGCTTCATAATAAATGTTTTTTGCTAAGCATTCTTCTTGTTTATTGTATTCAGTTTGAACATTTTTTTTAATAATATTAGTATTTACATCACTAGAAAATGTTGGTATTGCATATACCAATAATGAAAATAATATTAGTATGAACGATATTCTTAAAAGTGTATTATTCATGTATATCTCCTTTTTAATTAAGATTGCCATCTTTAATAGACGACAAAATAATCTCCAATTACGAATTTACTTTTTTGCTTTTTATTTCAACTACTGGAGTTTGTGAAACGAAATTATTAAGGATTTCGGCCTTTGTTATAATATCTGTTTCGGTTGGAAAAGCTGGCAAATCTGGATGTTTTGGTGATGCTGTGCCGGCAATTTGTGCCGCAGCTACCTGTGTCTGCCATTCTTGTTGTAAGATGTCTCTCTTTGAATGAAAGTCATCTGTTAGCATGTCTTTTGCCATTTTTAATAGCTCGAGACGAATTTCATAGGGGGTCATGCTCATAATATTACTCCTTTGTGTGTGTGTAAGTAAATGGTAGTTTTTTGAGGAACTACCAAACCTTATTTATAAAGGATTATACATTATAACCCTTTGTTTGTCAAGCTTATTTCTTAGCAGTTGGGTCTACATACTTGATATATGCATCAATCCAATTGGTAGAGATTGCTTTTTGAGCATCTGCTTGTGAAATTTTACCAGCGCACATTAAAGCATGTAATTGATTTTCTAATTTATCTTTTTGATGAGCATTTTTATCGCCATCAAATGGTTGTGGCCATAAATTAGCAACATCATTTGAACCACCAAGTTCTAATGAGATAAGATGGTCAACTTCACAACCTTCTTTACCTGAGCAATAGCCTTCATGATTCTTTACATTATAATTAGCATATACTTGTTTCTTTGTTGCTTCAGTTACATTTCTAACTGTAGTTGTTGTAAAGCCTTTAGCACAAATAACTGCTGCTGTTAATTTTGGATCAGGTTTGCCCGGTGTTACTTTTGCATTTGGTAAAATATCAGCATGAGCAATGCCTGCTGATAATAATGCTACGAATAATAACTTTTTCATATTTTTCCTTTATAAAAATTAATTGCCTTCACAAGACCTTCTATATAGTCTTCCGTTTTTTGCTTGTAGATAAAAGGTCCACTATTTTCTACCGCCATGATAATGACCAAATTATTTATTGGTTCACCTATCAATTCTTCATACATTAAGGCATATGCTGCTGTTTGCCAAAAGTAATCTTGAATTTCTTCTAAATCTTTAACTCGTTTAGATGTTTTAAAGTCAATGACTGATAAATCTAATTCAAAGTCAGCAATACAATCAACACGACCTGCTACACCTAACTTCTCTGACCATAATGCTTGTTCTTGATATCTAATGTTATCTATACGATTGAGATATGGCTTAATAGATAAAAACATTTCTTGAGCATCAGGCATAATTTCACCTAATGGTTCATTATTAAGATATCTTTCGCATAGTGTGTGAACATTGGTGCCTCGATTAGATGCCTTCTTTGATATAGCATTAGCAACATCATGACCAACCCTATCACGCCATCTTTGTATAGATTCTTTCTTTAAAGCACCTAATACAGTTGTGATTGATGGCATTTTCTGACCATTAGGTGAGATATAAAATCTACCTTTAGGTGTGGTTTCAGATTCTAAATTGGGTAATACTTTTGGCGGACAATAATTAAATGTTACCATTCTCTAGGCGCTTTTGTTTTGTGACCATCTTTGATTGTGTTTTGTCCAACTTGTTCTTTCATTCTACCAATAACATACTTCTCGAATGTAGAATCAGCCTTACCTGTGCCGGGTGTATTCAATCTCATACCGTCAGATAGAATAGGTGTGCCTGAATGATGCCTAATGTGTGTAGGATTATCAATTAAGTATTGGTCTAATTCTGTATAAGACATTTTCTTTTCAAATATCTCATCTGTTTCTGTATTCTTAAACTCATAGTTGGGCATTATACCACTCCGGAATTGGTCTAGAATTAATTTTTCCTTGCCATGAAGCAAGATGTGTTTTATTGTTTATATAGTAATTTCTGTAGGACGCCAAAGAATTTCCTGCTATCTTCACCGCATCAGGCATAGCTGGTGTTGGTTCGGTAAAGTTAGCATTAGGTATATTCTTTGGTGTATTCCAAAATAACTTATCAACTAGTCCTATCTGTTCACACTTATGGACTTTACCATAACGATAGGTATATTCTTTACATAGTTCTTTGAGTAGTTTACTTAACCAGATATAGTTTGAATTACTATGACGACACCAGATAGCGGATGGATGGTTGATGTGTGTTGCTGAATACAAAATAGTTTCACGGTCATCAGATAGAATCCAACGCTTGACATTACGATTAGTTTTTGATTTTGCTATGATTGGTTTGCCATCAAGAATGCGATGAGCAGTCGATAACAATTGACAATACTCAAGTATCATCTTGATACAATGTTTATCGTTGTGCATTTGCGCACAAACGGTTTCGTCTTTATCTAGGTAAAATATATTCATAATGTAAAGGATAACACAATACTGCTGTTATGTCAAGTTTATTTTCTAGCAAAAATATGTTTAATCTTTTCCCAAAGTGTTCTTTCTTCAGCAAGTAATTTATCTCCTGCTATGTTTAATTCACTTTGTAATGTATTAACATTCTTTTTGAGACTATTAACAATAGTAAGCAATTCTTTATGTCTTGCTAATTCATTGTTAATATAACCAACAACATCATTTGAAACATTAGATAAACCTGCATGAAATGCTGGTGTTTCTGCTGCTGGTGCTGCTGGTGCAGCTGGTGCTGGTGTCACTTCAGGTGTTGCTTGTTGAATATCATCTGGCATAATTTTCTCCTTAAATAATTAATATTTCCAATCTTTACAATAACCAAGTTTGTGTAATTTCTTCAATGCGTCATCACATTTTTCACCAATATCAGTTCTGTGATGTTCATCGTTACCAAACTTAACTTTATCTACAATATCATAAGCTTTATCTTTTGCTTCTGATACTGTATCGCCTACTCCTGTGCAAACAACAATATAACTACCTGCTGTTCCCCATTCATAAGCTTCTTCATCTAACACACCATCAACCATTTTAACGGTCTTTGATAGTTTAACTTCACAAGGATGAATAAATTTATAATCATCGCCTTCTGTCTTCTCTGTTAGAATAGGAAAGTCGAGATAAGATTCTTCTTCGTTTTTGTTGTGTGGAAAATCTGAATTAGCCATCACAACACCAACACAAGTTTTAAAATCTACTTCTAATGTATTTTTACCATTAACACAATCTAAAATCCATTCTGCTGGGTCACCTTTATGTAAAGGTTGTTGAATATTCCACATTGGATATCCAGGTCTTGCGGTCCATTCCATTGGCCATGGTGTACCATCTTTCTCATCAATGATACAATTCATATCTAGCATACCAACATAACCAATCTTGTGTAAGGTGTCTTCCATTGGTTTGAGTAGCATATCTGCTAGTTTAGACTGTTTGGTGTAACGGATAACTGTTCCCATCTCTCCTGTGTTCACACCAAGGTCTTTGTTCATGTGTTTCTTATGTTCAAAACCTTCTGCAAAGAATGGCATCCAACCAGCTGGACCAAATATACCAGTTACACATAGTTCGATACCAGGTCTAAATTCTTGTAGAATAAACTTACCTGTGCCGCCACCCTTTTCTTTATGTTTAGTTAAGAAACCAATCATATCTGCCTCATCTTTGGCAACATATGATAATGTCTTGTCTTCTTCTTCACCTATTGGTTTAGAAACCCAACGACCACCATGTTCTTTTACGAATTGAATGGCTGCATCATAATTAGAAAATGGGTGAGATGGTATAACTCTACCACCAAAGTCT